CATACCTATAAATAGGGGTATTATGGATAGGTACCCCTATTTATATGAGTTACACCCACCCACATCCACCTCATCCACCCTTTTGGCATATTATTTATTCTATTAATACACTTTTTAGGCTAAAATATGGAATTTAACACATTATTAGACATTCAAGATGTTAAAGCGCGGCAGACATCCACCCCGACATATAACGATGTCTATGAAGCAGAATTAGCTAAGATAGACGAAAACAATTTTGCACGTGAAGCGATCGCTAGACATTACGCTAATCGTAAGATAACATTGCATATACAACTACAGAAGTTGCAAGAGGCGTTTAAAAATGGGTAATGCACATGCATCGCTGACTGGAAAAGTAAAATGGTTTAATGAAAGCAAAGGATTTGGGTTTATTGTATCCGGCGGTGTTGATTACTTTGCTCATTTTAAAGCAATCAAAAGCAAAGATAAGCGTAAAAATTTAATCGAAGGCGAAACCGTATCGTTTACGCCAATCGAAAATGTGAAGGGAATGAAAGCAGAGGATGTTGAAGTTATTGAAGTTGAGGGTAATCAGTAGCAGAGTATTCTTCGCCACACGCTTTGCATTTAATTTTACCGGAAAAATCTAAATTATCGGGCAGCTTTATGTTATAACATTTATCGCATTTCTTGTCCTCTAAACATTCATTTAACCAATTTCTTAGCTGCAAAGCATTTTCTCTATTAAGAATTCCTCCTAAATATGGGTCTGTATCCCATTTTGTTAGGTTATTTAATTCAAAACGTTTGTTTCTAAATTGAAAAAGACACGTCACTATACATACATCTAAATTATTTGATTTACAATTAATTCGACTAAATTTTATCCCTTTCGTGAGTTTAATCATTTGCTATTTCCTTTAGTTCCTCAGATTGTTGATCTTCTATTTCCAGTAACAAATTTTTTATTTTGTTAGCTATTTCAATATTTCCTCGGTCAAAAAAAAACAGCTTCCAGTCTTTGTGCGTATTTAATTAATTGATTTTCACTTGTTTTCATTTTTTAATCTCTCTATCAATGCATTAATAATATCGTTTGAAGCTATTTGTGCAGCGCATTCTGTCATGCATTCTCTGATTAATTTGGCATTACTATCTTTAATCTCCCAAATAGTTTCTATTTTTTTGTCGGCTATTTGTATTAGCTGCTTTAAATCATGTTGTGCTTTTTTTAGATGTTCAATTTCTTCAAGAAGTCTTGATTCAATAAATACGCGAGATACTTCTTTTTTGTATAACATGTTTACTTTTTCTTCTAATTCTTTTTTCGTGAAGTTATTCATCGTACAATTTCCAAAACTTTTACATCGCTTATTAAACATAAACTACAATAACCATCCTCGGATTGCGAAACCAGATACTTAAGAAAATTATCATTGCAATGACTGTTTTCTAAATAACTCTTAATGTACTCATTTTCGCCATCAAAGATCGGGTATTCAAATTCAATGGTCCATCGGATCTTTGCTTTTATTTCTGCTGACTTTTCTTTTGTGACGTCATTTATGACCATTCTCTTTAAAACCTGTTAAAAATCCAAAACACCAGAAGCCACGCAGTATTCTTTCCTCGTTTGAATCGATGCCAATGTCGGGATTAAATTCCTTTAAAAATGCTTTGTAATCTTCATGGTTAATAGCACTGTCTAACCAGTCGCTTATTTCTTATTTTGTGATGTCATTCATTTTTAATTATCCAGTAATTTGTTTGATTTGAATTACTTCTGTTGCGTTTGGTGTTATAATTAATAAAATTGACATTATTATAGAAAACACACATATCATGTGTAATGATTTTTTATCTTCTTCATTCAATACTTTATTTTTTTCTTTGTAACTAAAACTTAATGATCCAAATAAAACAGTCATCCATCCTATTGCTGATAATATTTTTACTGTATCATGTAAGTTAGGTATCAATACCAGCCATAGATAATTATTCATCGTTTACTTTCCTTTTCATTAACAATGGGTTTTCTGTGCAAAATATTAACCAAGTTTATTTTTTTGTGACCAAGGCAATAAGAATCCCCAAATAAAGTAAGCCCCATAAATGGACATAATTTTATATCGTTTTTATTGACAGTGATTAATTTGTTATTATGCATTACGACATCGCCAGCTATTATTCTATCAATGTTTACTAATTTTTCTGTGTATCCATAGTTATTCATTATTTACTCTCCATTCAAAGCAGCGCATTGCTACGCTGCCATAAATTACTATATTTCTTTTTTAGCACCCTCAAGTTGTATGCGCTCGTATACTTCTTCGCGATGCACCGGTAACTCTTTTGGTGCTGTAACGCCAATCCTCACTTGTTGACCGTTGTATCTTGACGATAAAATTGTTACTTGTATGTCATCACCGATACAAATTGTTTCGCCTGGATTTCTACTTAATACTAACATTTTTTACACTCCGTTTAATTTTTTACATCAAAATTCATCAAGTCCAAATCGGGCGCAGGTATGTAATCGTCTTCTTGAGCTAAATTTATTTGTTCTGCTGTTAACGTTTCTTGTTTGTCGCAATTACTAATTATCATTTCTAATTTTTTATTTAATTCAATAAGCAAAAAATTAGTTTCTGTGTCATTGCTCCAGTGCAAATTATCTTGCATTAACTTAATTTCATCTTTTGTAAAGATGCTCATTTAAAACTCCTTTTATTTTTTTATTTTTTTATTTTATTAAAAAATAGTATTGCATTTAAAACATCTATTAAGCCACTTTCTAGTTTTTTAAGCTCCTTGTCTGACAATTTAAAAGCTTCCAACGTGTCGTCATAATTTAATATGACTGACACTTGGTCTTGATTAACCGTTGCTAAGTTAATTGTAAAATCTTTTATCAAATCTTGTACTATCATTAAAATGTTTGCTCCAACGTGTAAGCCATTTGATCAATATCGTCTGCAAGCTCTTCTGAGCTTAAGTGTTTATACGCTTCGTTAACTGTAACGCAATTCTTCCATCCTGAATGCAAAGCATCCAGTACGTCTTGAAAAGTAAACTCATCGTTAAACTGCGACAAATAATGATTGACTGCAAATTGTTGATAGTTATTCATTTTGATTCTTCTTGTTTTAGTACGTTTAAGTCATGTTTTTTTAAGTCTAATAGCACTTTGACATGTTCAAACGCTTGCAATGCTTTGTCTATGTTTAGCTCGTTAAACATGCGTACTTGATGTCTGACGTTAAAATCAACGTCAAAGTCATTTATTAAGTTTTCGTAGAATTCGATGTGGTTCATTTTAAAATACCTTTATTCAGTTGTTTATGCGTCAGTGCATAGAAGAGAGTATATGTCATTTGATTGTATGTGTCAACAGTTTGACATAAATAAATTGAAATAAGTTTGATCATCGTTATATTTGCAGTCAAAACAAACATTTGTTATAGTTAACCACAGGTTTATACACCGTTTTTGGGGACAAGCTGTGTTTGAGTGCGAGAAATATGTGCATAACGTGTTTAACAAACAATTAATAGATGCTTATCTGCAACGTGTGTTATTACGTATAGATGCGTGCAAAGTATATTATGATATTAAATAGATGTGATTGCTGCTGCGGTAAAAAAACAGTGGTAGGACTTGGCAATATTAAAAAGACATGCACAAAGTGCGTCGGTGTCGGCTACGTTAAGATTGATACTAAAGTAGCTGATGATGTTAAAGCCAAACGCAAGAAAGGGGAATGAGATGGTAATGGGAGAATATTTTCTATGTCATTGGAATTAACCTTGGGTCAATTTATTGCAAAAAGACGTGAACATTTTGGCTACAAAAAAATTGAATTTTCAAAATTAATCGGTGTTGGTAATGATACATTAAGACGCTGGGAAACAGACAAGTTTATTCCGGCTGGAAAAAACATGGTTGCGCTTATTAAAATTTTAAAGTTCTCTCCAGAAGAAACGAAGTATTATTTTAGGACAGTTATCTATGGGTAGACCGACAACTTATTCTCCTGAGCTAGCCGAGTATGTCTGCAAGATGATAGCGACTCATAGCTATGGGTTAAAAAAATTGACTCGTATGTACGAGGAATTCCCGAGTCAGTCAACAATATATGCATGGTTATATGATCACAAAGAGTTTTCGGGGCAATATTTTGAAGCAAGGCGCTTACAAGCTGCCGTGTTAGCCGATTCTATGCTCGATGTGCCCGATGAAATACCAACATATGAAGACGAAAAAGGGAATGAACGTATTGATTCTGGAATGCTAGGAAAAGCTAAGTTAGAGTATGAGATTAGAAAATGGCATGCTGCTAAAATGGCTCCCAGGATGTTTGGGGACAAACAACAAACAGAATCAACAGTAACTGTAAAACACGAAGAATCCATTAAAGATTTAGCATGAGTTCCGACACGCAAGAAAAAGCAATCCGGCAGCGGTTAAAAGACGACTTCATACACTATGCGTCAAAATGCTTACGTATACGTACAAAATCAGGCTCTGTAGAGCCTTTTTTGTTAAATAAAGCGCAACTATATATACATGAGCAGCTCGAAAAGCAAAAGGGTCAAACGGGAAAAGTTAGAGCGTTAGTGTTAAAAGGACGTCAGCAGGGCGTGTCAACGCTCATAGGCGGACGTTTTTATCACAAAGTAAGCCACCACTTTGGCATGCAAGCTTTCATTCTGACGCACGCATTAGACGCCACGCAAAACCTATATAAGATGGCTCAACGTTACTACGAAAACACCCCTGTTCCGGTCAAACCACAGGTTACGACATCTAATTCTAAAGAGCTTATTTTTGGACTGTTAGATAGCGGATACAAGCTTGGAACGGCGGAAAATAAAGCGGTGGGACGTTCGGCTACAATTCAGTTGCTACATGGTTCAGAAGTAGGCTTCTGGAATAACGCAGCAGAGCACGCAAAAGGTATCATGCAGGCCGTGCCAAATTCGTTTAATACTGAAATCATTATGGAATCCACGGCCAATGGCGTTGGCAACTTCTTTCACCAGCAATGGCAGCAAGCAGAAGCCGGACAGTCTGATTATATTGCTATATTTGTACCGTGGTTCTGGCAAACAGAATACGCTGTAAAAGTAGACGATTCTTTTTCAACAACTGCAACAGAAGATGAATTAATGTTTCAGCACAGCTTGACAGTCGAGCAAGTCGCATGGCGCAGACTCAAGATTACTGAATTTTCAGTTAATGGAATGGATGGAGAGAAAGCGTTCAAACAAGAGTATCCGTGTACAAGCGTAGAAGCTTTTCAAACGACCGGAGAAGATACTTATATCTCTTCTGAGCTGATAATGAGGGCACGAAAATGCGAAGCTGAGAAGTACGGTAAGCTTGTTGTCGGTGTTGACCCTGCGCGTTTTGGCGATGACAGAACAGCAATTATTAGGCGACAAGGTCGGGTGGCTTATAATTTAGAGACGCATATCAAAAAAGATACAATGGAAGTAGTTGGTATCGTAAATACAATCATTGAACAAGAAAAGCCATTTAAAGTATTTGTTGATGTTGGCGGTCTAGGTGCCGGTGTTGTCGATAGATTAAAAGAATTGGGTCATCGCGACATTATAGTTGCAGTTAACGCAGGATCTAGCGCGTTAGATGCTCGTAAATATTATAATAAGCGTTCGGAAATGTGGGCATTATACAAACAGTGGCTGCTTGATGAGCCGTGTCAGATACCCGATAGCAACGAATTGCACGCTGATAGCTGTGGCATACGCTATAAAGTTGACTCTAATTCTCGTTTAGTCATGGAACAAAAAGCAGAGATGAAGAAACGCGGCATTCGATCTTGTGATACGTCAGATGCCTTGTGTTTGACTTTCGCATTACCGGATTCTGCGTTGCATGATTCACGCACAAATAGTAAGATTGCTAGCAAAGTGTTATCTAGTCAAAAATCGGCTTTAAAAGCTCGGAGTAATTTATATGGCAGTCAACAAAACAGCTAGCGATCAACTTGCACGCATTAAAAAAAATGTTTCAACTGCATATATGTATTTCAATGATAACTACAAGCGTTATCGTGACTTTCGTCAGTACGTTTTTCGCGAATCATTGAGCGAGCAACAACGCGGCGTATTACAGCAACTTAATAGACCAGTCGTTGAGTTTAACGTGCTTGAAGCATATATCAGTCGATTGCTTGGTGAGTTTGCTCAACATGAGCCAGGCATTGAAGTGTCGCCGGCGGAAGGTGTCCCGGTCGATCAAAGCGTTTTAGACGTTGTTGAAGGTCACTTGCGCCATATATTACATAATGCAAACAAAAACAATTTTAGCTACGAGATTTACAAAGACTTGCTAAGCGGTGGATTTTCAGTTGCAAAAGTCTGGACTGATTATGCAAGTCCTATGTCGTTTAATCAGCAAATCTATCTTGCTCGTGTGTTTGACCCTACGATGTGCGGATTCGACCCGATGGCGCGCACATCACACAAAGGCGACGGCCAGTTTAGCTTTGAAATCTATCCAATGCTGCAAAATGATTTCGAACGAGAGTTCCCGGGCGTTGAGATATCACGCATTGGTTACGAGCGTGACATTGAGGGTTTTAGTTGGACGTATAAAAATAATCAAGACCAAAAGGTTGTGTTAGTCGCTGATTACTACGAGAAGAAAAAGAAAAAAGTTAAGATTGTAAAACTTGCAAATGGTCGTGTAATGACTGCAAAGAATTACGAAAAACTGGAAGAGTACTGGCAAGCAGAACAGTTCATTGAGCAGATACCAGTCATTGTCGGCGAGCCACGTACTACTGAGCTTGAGACTATTTGCAGATACAAGCTGTTTCAAGACGAAATACTAGAGTACTACGAAACAGACTACAGTTATTTGCCTCATGTTTTTGTGGACGGCAATTCAATTTTGTTGACACAGGGAACCGCTAATACAACGTA